CAGTTAAAACACTACCATCTGTAAAATCTACTTTCTTTGTACTGATATTTGTATCCCTGGTAAATTTAACATTACCTGTACCACTTGGAGGGGTATTACCAGAAGTGAATTGTACTTCAGATCCTACAATATTATAGTGAGTACCTAATGTTTTAAGAACACCTCCGACTGTTACATCAACTTCTGTATTGGCTAAGAAAGCAAAACTTATAGCAAAGTTATTTTGACTACCTGTACCATTATGATTTTGTGAGGTAGCTGTTGTGTTAGTAGCCATAATTAATTACCAAGGTTTTTAATTTTTTCCAAATTAGTAACTGTTGCTTTGGTTGTTTCATTGTTTATTGCTTCTATATTAGCACTATACTTTTTAAATAATTCTCTATTTTCTGGTAAACGTAACCATTCATTTCTTGCTTTTACTTTATAATCTGCCACTATTTTTTTAATATTTTTTGAAAGTATAGCTCTTGCATTATCTTGAGTACCTACCATAACATCTTGATTGGTTGAATCTACATTTTCACCTATAGCAGTTTTATAAAAAGCTTTCATATCAGGTTGATTTAACTTTTTGTATAAACTTACGATTAACCTTTGACCATCTTCTTTTGTATTAAAAGCTAAATATTTAATATAGCTTGCATATTGTTTGCTTGTAAGTTCAATACCACTTCCTTGTATTCCTTGTTTTCTAAAAAAGAATTTTTTGGGTGGTTGCAAAGATATATTTAAATCATTAATAACACTTAGAACATAATTATCTTTTGTATTAGTAGCAGTAAAAGGATTTAAAATATCAAAGGTATCAGGTCCAAAACCACTAGGATATTCAACAACTGAACCTGTCAACCAGTTTCTATCAGGTTCTAAATTAGCATTATAAAAAGGTATTGTTCTAGCTAATTCATTTAAAACTTGTCTTATACCTGTATTCATTTCATCTGCTGGATAATATGTGGTATCAAGTTTTGTTTTGTCTGTAGCTCTTTGTACTGATCTACCAAGTCCAGCAACAGGATTAATAATATTAGCAGCCCTTCTAGCTAATAAAGTTTGTAGTGCATAAGGATTATGTATGGCTTCAGCAACTTCTGTAAGACCTCTAATATAAGTTCTATCTGTTAAATTTCTTGCAATAGAAACTGTAATTGCAGTAGCAATATCATTAGTTTGTTGACTTCCTATTTGTCCTTCTATATCCATAAAATCTGCAAGAAGCATAAAAGTACCAGACCAAGGATCAAGTCTTTTATATGAAATATATTTATATTTGGGCTTACCACTTTTTGTTAAAACTATTTCTCCATTTGAATCTCTTACTAAAAATCTAAACGAATAAGGTTGCCAACCTTCTTCTTTTTTTTGTTTTACTAATTGTCTATTAGCTTCTGTTGTATCACCAAATCCTACAGTATTAGGACCACCACCTGTCATAGCTATTTCTGCAAAAGGATTTTCTATGTCTCTAGCAATTAAAGCTGCTGAAACAGCAAATCCACCTCCTAAATACATTTCACCTCTAGCTCTTGCAGCAATATTAGGATCTGCACTTCTAAGTGCTTGCCTATATTCACTCATAAATAAATTTACAACAGGTGTATATCTCATTTGTGTTTTAAGAATATTTAAAGGTGTTCTTACGAAAGGAAAAACTATTCTTCCATAAGGGTGTTGTGCAAAATTTTGTATCTTTCCACTAAAAGATTTAGGGTCTAATTCTTTTGTAAATGTAGCTTCAGCAGCAAAATCTTTTGCTTTTTTATACATATCTTGAATACTTTTTGGCATTTTTCCAACACTACCAGTATCAACAATTTTAAATACTTTTTCTGTTTGCGTATTGATATATCTTTTAAGTTGTTCTCCTTGTAGATTTTTTCTAACACCTTGCTCCCAAGCTTCTGCTTTTACATAAGCTCTAAAGTTTACTTGTTTTAAAAACTCATCTTCTGTAATTAGCATACGAGAACCAAAACCATTGATTCTTCTAAAATTGTTATAGATAGAAGGAAGCCAGGCATCAGCAAGAAATACATCAACAAATGGTTTTACTGTTCCTCTAGTAACAACATTTTGATCTGCAAAATTTCTTACATCTTCTGCATTTATATTTCTTGATACTCGTTGTGCATCTGAAACCATTGCACCCCTATCAAGAACATTTTCATTTGTTTTAAAAGCTTTACGAGCAATATTAAAAGCATCACCTAAAGATTCACCCATATAAATAAATTGTTTCCAACCTTTTATAAACTCATCAGAATTAAATTCTGGTTTAAATACTAAATTATCTCTTCTGCTAAAAAGTGTATCTGCAAAAGAAATATCCATATCTTTTCTAAAAACTATTTTTGCAGCACCAGCAGACTGACTTAATGGTTTTGATAAAGTATTTAAACTTGTAGATAAAAGGTTTACTATATGAGTAGGTGGACCACTAAGAATAGAGTTAATAAATATCTCGTTTGTAAATTCAACACCTTTTAAAAGTAATCCTTTTTTAATCATGTGTTTCATAACTTCTGGATTACCGCCTGCTACGTTTAAGTATTTTGTAAGTCGTGTTAGAGCCAAAGCAGCTTCTTGATCTCCTTTTTCTACTAAATCAAAAATTTTATTAAAGGTTTCATCTATTTCACTTACACCAACAGACTCAATAAAATCTCTATTAATATTATTTACATTCTCTGTACCTCTTGATCTTCTACCAAAATCTTTAGCTTCCGTTACTGTATCTCTTAAATCACCTGCAATTCTTCTAGCACCTAAAGTTTGTGAGGTTAAAGCACCAACTCCTTTGTTTAAGTAAACTAGACCTTTTAATACTTTTACTTGTTTTAAAAACTCTGGTTGTATTTCTTTTATAAGATCTACATTTTTTGTAGCTATGGCATTATGCAAAGCAGCAGACAAATTAAAAACAGCTTCGCCATTTTTATTCATCATTTGATTAATTGATATAGTCGTAGCAGGTAAATATCTTGGGTTATTAATTATTTTTCCATTTTTAGTTTTTAAAAAAGGACCAAATTCTTGCAAGAAAAATCTAGCAGCTTCTAAAGCTTGACCTTTTGTTTGTCTTTGAGAAGCAACAAACATATCACCTAAACCAACAGATCTAGCCCATTGATCTAGTTCATCTGTACTTTTAAAGTATTCAGCAATATTTAAAAGACTATCTGTAAGTTCATCAATACCACCACCTGTAAGTTTTGGGTTGAATGTAGATTCTATTTTGTCACCAACTTCTGGTATTTGTGTCGTATCTCCTATCCCTGGTGCTTTTTTTGTATCTAAAGGTTTAATTAAATCAATAACTTTTTCATCTAATAATTCGTTACCAGCTTCATCAATTCCAAGGTCTTTAAACTTTAATTTTCTTTTACGTTCTAAGGTTGCTAACATCTTTGGAGCTAAAGGAGAGTTCCTAAAACCTTTTAAAGCTACAGATAATCCTGTTAAAGTTTCTCCAATAACTGCACCACCCAAAGCCTTTCTAAATCTTGCTTCTATAGGAGATATATCATCATCAGCTTTAAATACTGATGCTGGCATTTTTAATATATCTATTACTGGTTCTAAAGTACCTTCATACTCATCAACCATATTGTAAAGGTTTTGCTCAAATGGATCTTCTACAACAAAATCTGTAAGAAAACCTGCAACAAGGTTTCTTGTCCAAGGGTTTTTAATACCCTTGAGACCTTTGCTAAAGATCCCCATAGGCAATAGGAATTGAGTTATAGCTTGTGGTATTTGAAAAAATGCACCATCATCTTCTCTTTCAAAATAACTGTAATCAATAAGGTCGTTATTGTCGTATGGATTCCCTGCTAGGTAGTCGTATATATCATCTGCAAACTCTACAGTTTCGTTTATTGCTTTTAAAGGGCCAGTAATAGCACCTCTAATTACTTGTGATGTTTTTGTCTTAGTAATTTTCTCGTCAATTTCTTTTCTTTTTTCATCTGCTTCATTTCTTATTCTTGATCTATTCTCTAATATTTCTTCAAAACTTCTTTGATCTCCTAAAAACTTGTTATCAAAAAAATCTACTACACCTGCCTGACTTTTGTTTATGGCTTTACTTACAGATGATAAAGGTTGATTATCAAGCTTTTGAAATAAGGCATCTGTTTCTGGTGTTTCTATTTTTTGATTTTCTTCTTCTTCCTTTCTTCTTTTTTCTTCTTCTTCTTCGTTGTTAAGAAGATTAGTAATGTTGGAATCAGTCATGTTTAATCAAGAAATTTTTTGTATCTAGCGTCAGGAGCTTCAGTTTGTCCATCTTTAGAATAGACACCCCAAGCTAAATAACCATTACCTTTAAGTGCTTGTGTTTCATCAAACACTAATTTAGCAGCTATAGCGTTGAGAACAGGATCATATAAATCTTCATTATTATCTATACCAAGTTTAGGTTGCCTATCATTTCCTAATTCCATACCTTTGTAGTTATACATATTTATTTGAAATAGTCCATAAGAAGCTTCTGGATCTTTCTCTGTACCACCATAGAAAGCATTTGCCTTGTTAGCTGATTCTGCCATAGCAATAGCAGTCATTATTTTTGCTTGTTCTTTTGTAAAGCCTGCATTAAGTAATAACTTATTTATTTGTTGCTTAGTAAGAGGTTGTTTTTTATCTGTTTTTAATTTAATTTCTTGTCTTAGTTTATTTAATTCTACTTCTGGTAATTTATTTTTTGTCTTTGTTTCTATTTTTGTTTCGTTAGGAGTTACAGCTTCTACTATCGGTACAATTAATTCTTGACCTGCTTTTATTAAATCAGCGTTAGTAATATTATTTGCTTCCATAAAATCTTTTAAAGGAATACCAAACTCTTCTGCTAATTGACTTAAAGTATCTCCTGGTTGTACTTCAACTGTAGTAGGTGAATCGTCATCACTAAAAGCAGCAGGTT